GTATTTAACGGCAAGAAACTAAAGATAAAAACAAGTTATGGACCAAACTACGACACTTTACAGCCCCTTTGATATTTATGATAGAGAAACTATCAATACCGGAGACGTGAATAATAAGTTATTTTGTACATTCGTACCACTAAATGAAGTGGATTCCTTTATAAAGGATATATCTAGCGAATATACTATTTTATACAATAAGATTTTTGTTTTGCATATTAAGAGTAACGACGAGTATGTTTGCACTTATAATGTCGATCAGCCTAACATCAACAACATTCCAGATAATACAATCCTAGTTCATAGGAAAAAAGAGACAAATACTCTCTATACAATTAATGCTTTAAACGAATTGATTAAGAGCCTGAATGAAGGCATTGTAGATACAAACTACAGAATCAATTGGCAGCATTACAAGAATACAGTACTATTAACTCAACAAGGTGATCTTAAGCTTTTACGCACAAAGATTTATCAGATCGTTGAATTATAAGTTGGTATTCTCAATTAGGTTTCGTATATTAAAATAAAAACAATTTATGGATATCAATTCAATTAAAGCGAAGCTAAGCGCTTTGCAAACTCAACAAAGCCGTCCTTCCGGTGAGGCACGTAAGAATGTCTTCTGGAAACCTGCCGTGGGCAAGCAAACAATTCGTATTGTACCTTCCGCGTACAATAAATCAAATCCTTTTTCGGAACTGTACTTTCACTACGGAATCGACAAGAATCCAATCATCTCTCCAACAAACTGGAATGAGAAAGATCCTATCGTTGAATTCGCCAAGCAGTTAAGAACCAGTAAAGACAAAGAGTCTTGGAGATTGGCACGTAAACTAGATCCTAAAATGAGGGTATTTGTACCCATTATCGTTAGAGGTGAAGAAGCAGACGGAGTTAAACTTTGGGGCTTCGGTAAAGAAATCTACATGGAATTACTTTCTATGGTAGAAGATGAGGACATCGGGGACTACACTGATATCATTTCAGGTCGTGACTTGAATTTGACTACAGTGGGTGCTGATACTACAGGAACAGGTTTTAATAAAACTACCGTTCGTGCACGTACTAAGGAATCTACTTTGACCGATGATGATACGTTACTACAAACTATCTTGAAAGATCAACCTGAGCCTTTAAAAATGTTCTCAAGAATGTCTTTTGAAGATATGAAGTCTGTATTACAGAAATGGTTAGCACCTGACGAAGAAGAAGGAGTAATCTCTTCTGAGCCTGCTACTAACTTTGATGATGCAAAAGCTACAGCTCCTGCTGCTGAAGAACTTCCTTGGAAAAAGCCTGCAAATCCATTCACTTTGGAGACTCAAGGTAAGAAAGTAGAATCTAAAGCCGACAAGTTCGATTCTTTATTCAACGACGACGACAACGATTTACCTTTCTAATAGACTATGGCTAAGAAAGAAAAAGCTTCTTTAACAGAGGCCGTGTCTGCCGAGCTTAAGAAAGGATTCTCTTTAGATAAGTTCAAAGAGAAGAAGCTTCTGAAAAGCAACGTAAAATTTAAAGACCAAAAATGGATTGCGTTATCTCCTGCTTTTCAGGAAGTAACATCCATTCCAGGAATTCCAATGGGGCACATCGTAATGCTAAGAGGTCATTCCGATACTGGAAAGACTACAGCATTACTTGAGGCTGCAGTATCAGCTCAGAAAGCAGGAGTACTTCCGGTATTCATTATTACTGAGATGAAATGGAACTGGGAGCATGCTATTCAGATGGGTCTTCAGGTAGAACAGACTATCGATGAAACAACCGGGGAAGTTCTTGATTACGGTGGATTCTTTATCTATGTTGATAGAGAGACTCTAAATACAATCGAGGATGTTGCTGGATTCATTTTAGACTTGATTGATGAGCAGAAGAAAGGAAGCTTACCTCACGATTTGTTATTCCTATGGGATTCAATCGGTTCAGTACCTTGTGACCTTTCAGTACGTTCTAACAAGAATAATAACGAATGGAATGCAGGTGCAATGTCAACTCAGTTTGGTAATGGAGTAAATCAACGGATTGTAATGTCAAGGAAAGAGTCTTCACCGTACACTAATACATTAGTAGTAGTAAACAAAGTATGGACTCAAAAGCCTGAATCACCAATGGGACAACCCAAGCTTATGAACAAGGGTGGATTTGCCATGTGGTACGATGCAACCTTCGTAGTAACGTTTGGTAACATTATGAATGCAGGTACTTCTAAGATCAAAGCAATTAAGAACGGTAAGCAGGTAGAATTTGCTAAAAGAACTAATCTCCAGATTGATAAGAATCATATCAACGGAATTACAACTCGAGGTAAAATTATTATGACCCCTCACGGATTCTTAAACGATGACGAAAAACAGCTTAAGAACTACAAAGATGCTCACTCTAAAGAATGGTCCGCCATCCTAGGAGGAGGAGACTTCACAGTAGTAGAAGAAGCTTATGAGGATGTAACACCTAATTACTTCCAGGAAGAACCGGAATAGGATTAAGAGCCCCTATTAATTTAGGGGCTTTTTATCTATTTATATGAAAATAATAAAAATGGATAATTTTGATTTAAAAAAGTACTTAGTAGAAAACAAAGTAACTACTAACTCTCAAATGTTAGATGAAGCTACAAGCGACAGTGTAGATAAAGCATTAGATAATGCAAAAGTTAAAGCAGCAGGAGAAGAACTAGCATCAGATCCCGTTAAGCTAAAACAAGCACTTAAGCAAGCGAAAGAGATGGGTGTCGATCTACAAGCTCTAAAACAAGCTGCTCAAGCATTTGCAGCTGGTAAATCAGTAGATACTATTGTTAGCGACGAAGTAGATGCTTTAAAATCAACATTAACGGAAGAAGAGTCTGCAACATCCTTTGGCGCAAAAGCTGGGGGAGTAATTGGAGGAGTAATAGGACTATTTGCCGGAGCAGGAACAGCTATAGTAATCCCAGCACTCTTAGTAGGAGCTTTGATTTTTGGATTAGCAGGCGCTGGTATTGGTAGAGGAGTAGATAAAAGAACTTCCTAAATATTTTAAAAAAATAAACATTTAAGAGCCCTTGCAAGTCAAGGGCTTTTTTATTATATTAGGATTATATTTATAACTAAAACAAAAAATGGATAATTTTGATCTAAAGAAATACTTAGTGGAAAACAAAGTAACTACTAACTCTAAAATGCTAAACGAAGCAGTGGAAGTACCAGCTTGGTTAAAAGGTAAACTTGAGGACGTTCACGTAAAACCAGGTCAAGGATCTATTTTTGCTAAGTCTGTTGATGAAATTCTTAAATTAGCTCAAAACTTATTAGATAAGACTAACCCTAAAGAGTTAGATAGAATAGCAAATAGCACCGGTACCTTAACTATGAACGTTCCTGGAGCCGGTTACAATTTAGTATTACCTATTGAACAGGCTAGGAAGCTACCCGGAGCCCAAGCAAGCGAAGTAGAAAAACAAGAAGGACCTAACAAAGTAAAAGTTCCTGCAATTACCACAACCGCCCCTCTAACCCAATTTAGTACAAACGAACTAACAGTCATTGTTAGACCCAAAAAAGATGAAGCAGGAGCTGTTATATCCAACGAATATATCGTATTATCAGTATTCCCAGGAGATCCAGATATTCCAAGAGCATCCGAATGGAATGGCAAATATGCTGTTATTATACCGAACAGTTAAGACTTAAAGATAAATATATAAGAGCCCTTGCAAGTTAAGGGCTTTTTTATTATATTAATATAAGTTATGAGAGCAGCATATAAAACCTTACTTGATAATATCAAGGAGGTAGACGAGGTAGTACCTACAGAAGAAAATTTTCACTCCCGCGTATTAGTTATTGATGCATTGAATCTATTCTTTAGAAACTTTGCAACTATCAATATGACTAATAACGATGGAGCCCACATTGGAGGTCTGGCCGGATTCATTAGATCATTAGGTTCATTAATTCAGCTGGTTCAACCCACAGGCGTTTACGTAATCTTTGACGGAGTAGGATCTTCTACTAACAGAAAGAATTTATTACCTGAATACAAATCAAACCGAGGCATTAACCGAATTACAAACTGGGATGCATTTGAATCATTGGATGATGAGAATGATGCAAAGGTTGGACAAATAACCAGGATCATTCATTACCTTCAGTGTCTACCGGTCAAAGTTGGAATGATTGATAAGGCAGAGGCAGATGATATGATTGCTTATATGTCTAGAGAACTTCCAAGGAGATTCAACTCTCAGATGATTATTGTTTCATCCGATAAGGATTACCTTCAGCTGGTTAACGATCACG